ATATTGAAGTTATATCATTAGCATTTACATTATTATCAATACCACCCCCATACGCATATTTTATAGTAAGTGTTGTATTAGACGGTGCTAGTCCAAACGATTTAGTTTTTAAAAAATTACTTGGGTCAAATGCGGTAGTTAAAAAGGTTGGACTACCTGGTAGTGTTGAACCCACCATTGATGGATTTGGAATAAGTTCTTCATCAGCATTATTAGATATACCTGCACCGAATCTTAAAATTGATGAATCATTTTGGTCAATATATCGTGTAAATCTACGAGAAGTTTTATTTAGCTTTAAGATATAAGGTGAAACTTCTCTATTAACAACTGAAGTTGGGTCGTTAGTAGCATTATTTTCAATATCAGTAAAAACTGTATCTCTAGCTAAAGAATCTACTTCAGACCAAGTATTACCATCACTATCAGTACACGAAATAACTTCTATAACTTTTGAATTTGATAATTTTATTTGAGCATATTTTTCAGCTGAACCAAAAGAAAATGTTTCTGTTACTATATTTCCACTCTCAGCTGTTATTTTCTTTTTCAACAAATACTTAGTCGGTATATTATCTTCACTTTCAAATATTGTAATATCACGTTGGTCATATGAACTTGAGAACTTAAAGTTCACTTCATCTAATGTCCTAAATGTTGTACCTGTACTTGTTGATATGACCTGTGTACCCGCTTTTACAGTAAGAGCATACCTTTCGTCAGGCTTTTCATTCAGTGCCGGGATGGTCTGAAATACGTCTAATACAACTGAAGCTGGTGATGTTGTTTTTGGTTTATAACCGAATGATTGTGCTATATTATAAACGTTTCTTTTCTCTTCAGCGTATGCTAATAATGATTCTCTAAATTGTGAATCTATATAGTATGAAAGTACATCACCAACATAAGCAGCCATTTCAATAAACATCATACCTGGTGAAGATTCATTAAAATCATTATATGTATTTGGAAAATATACTTTAGCAAACTCGATTAGATTATCTCTAAAATCACTAAAATCTTTATTAAGATAATTTACTTGTTTTACTACGTTCTTTTTTGTACTTGTTCGAGCCATTTAATTACTCCTAAACTCGTTCTGCGGTGTAACCAGCGTCTAATGTTATTGACTCTGTTGTTTGTGGAGTCAACGTAGTAGAAAATTTCACTTCTACAAAAATTTTATTCTGGTCACCTTCGTTTGTGAGTGTGTTTACTTCTTGAATGTTAATATAAGGTAACCATACACCAGTTGCTCGTTTAACTTCTTCTTCAAGTCGTACTGGCAATTCATCATTTATTTGTTCAAAACAAAGAGCTCTTAATCTACTACCAAATTCAGGTTGTGCTACTCGTTCACCTACGTGAGTTAATAGTAAATTTTTTAAATTGTGTCGTGCTTGTTCTAAAGAATTTTTGGTTAATGCAAAATCATTATACTTATCTTGTCTTAATGGAAAAGATAACCCTATATAAATATTTGGATTTAAATCGTTTTCTCTAGCACTTGCCATTATTTACCTTTTTTATCTAATGCTTTCATTAAACCACTGTAATCTCGTGTTAATGCATTTGTTATATGTTCTGGAACTTGTTCTGATGAAACACCAGCTCTTTTAAAAGTGTCTACAGCCACCATATCTCGTTTAACTTCTTCAGGTTTTCCGTAACCTATTAGTTCCGCCATCTTACTTGTATCAAACGCTCCACCACTCATAGTAGGATATTCATCTTTTTGTGATTTTGATAATGCCGTAGTTTCATTTAAAATATTATTAATTGTTGAGTTGTTAGAATACTTTACTTCTTTTTTAGGTGAAGAAACTGGTTTAGCAACTTCTGGAATGGTTTCTTTTAAAGTAGGTGAAGATTCTTCTTTTATAAATATCTTCTGTACTTCTTTTTTAACTTCTCTACGGACAGCTTCTTGTATTATTTTTACAAGGTCTTTTTTGGTCATAATAACTCCTATGTTGTTTTGACTGTTAAACTTAAATATGGTGTTGTTGGGAGGTTTTTAATTGTTTCTAACTCTCCAATCTCTAACGCTAATTGAGTTGTTTCTGGTGTTACTACACCACCTGATGCTACAAGTTTTGTAGCTACCTCAGCTTGTTTTGTACTAATTGCACTATCTAATAACATATCAATTATTTTCTTTAATTCATCACCTTTTACTACAGGTTCTAATTTACTTTCTACAGTACTTCCTAATCTAATATCACTTCCATTAATAAATATACTGTTAGATTTAATTTGTATTTTTTTGTCTTCATTTGATGCTTTACTTGAACCACCTGATAAATATATTGAAGAATCATCGTTGTTTATATTTTCTGTTGTGCCTCTATGGCCGGCAACTATTTTTATTTGAGGTTTTTGTTTATCATTACTAAAATGTATTGATTGACCAAATCTACCTTCAAATAAAATACAACCTTCACTAATCTCAAGAGGTTTAACATCTTTTCTTTCAAATGTTTTACCGTATTTAGTATCTTTTACATAATTACCACTTACACCTGGTATAGAATTTTCGTTGACAGAACCTTTACGATTTATAATACTTGTATAATAATGTTGTCCATTATATTCTGTAACTACTACGTGTTCACCGATTACAGGAACAGTAGTTATATTTGGTGTCAAGGATTTTACGACACCACCTAATATTTCTTGATTAGGATTATTTATAAAAGTACCTCTAACACTACCACGATTATTAGATTCATTTAATATTACTTCTTTAACTTCAAAGGCTTCTCCTTCAAAGAAATCATACTGTGATGAAGCAATTAATTTTTTTACCATAGAACCTATTTTTGAAAAAGTCGGTATACCTGTTAAATAAGATGTAGATGTATCTACTCTTCTTTTTCGTCTATAAGCCATTTAATTTACCTTTGTTACGGTTTCAATCTTATTATGTATTTTATCTGATTCTACTTGTAAGTCTTTTATAGTGTCTTCCATACCTGAAAGTAGTTGTGTTTTTTCTTCTTCTGATAAACCGTATTCATCTTCTGAACCTACTCTACCTTCAGCAGAAATTAGTCGTTGTACAACTGACGCCATCTTAACAAGTTGGTCATCGTTTTTTACATTTATTTCTAAATACTCTTTAATCATAGGTACCATCTGTACAGCGGTATCACCGTCTTTAATAAATTGTACAAGCTCACGTGTTAAAACGTCAAGTTGTTTTCTATTGTGTTGTGTATTGTTGTAAATGTCTTTAAATAATGATGATAGTGATTTACCATCAAAGATTTCGTAATCTATAGCCATAATTCACCTAAATGTTTTTATCTAATAATAAATATGTAATAACCAAAAAACTTTCGTATATAAATATATATTAGAATTTATAATTTGTTAACATTAATATTTATTATTGAGGGTTACTCCGGTTCTTAATTTTACTGAGTAATCCTTTTTTTTCTAACAAACGGGAGAAAACCATGAAGGAAATCGTAACAACATTCAAAGGATGGATTGATGACTTAGGTCATTTAATGTTGTCTTTTGTAGCCATAGGAGCTGTATCTGAAGTAATATTCGGAAGTGGTATCTTTGGTGTGAATGTTATAGGTAACCTGACATCCATCATTAATAGTTTCGGCGAGTCGGGTTTCGCTGGACTTGTCGCCTTGTTGGTGTTGGTGGGTTTATTTCGCAAGTAGGACGAAATAGCTTTACATTCCTACAATAAATGTAGAGCAATAAAAAAGGGAAGTGTAAACTTCCCTTTTTTTGTATATATATGAGCCACTTCTCGGATTCGCACCGAGGACCTGATGCTTACAAGGCAACTGCTCTACTACTGAGCTAAAGTGGCACCTCGACTATATTCAGTTATAACCTATTTTTGTAACCGATAGGAGGATTGAACTCCTGTCTTCGCCGTGAAAGGGCGATGTCCTAACCACTAGACGAATCGGTCATTGTGGAGCTCCGGGGATTTGAACCCCGCTGATATCCTCCGTGCAAGGGAGGTGAACACCCCAAGCATTCCCGAGCCCCATACTTCGTGTCAATCACGACACAAGTTATTTATTACTGAAAATTTTACTAGCACCTTTCATAACATTATAAAAATTTGTTAGTTTCTGTATTAGTTCTTTTTAAACCAATATAACTACCTGTATTAGTTGTTTTCTTTTTAGTTTTTTTCTTTGCCATTTTATACTCCTTTAAAATATACTACCTGTATTAGAAGTATCGATACCACCTGTACCTGAAAATTCTTCTACCATATTGAAATAGTATTTTTTCATTTGATTTATTACTACTCTTGTAATATGTTGTGTATTAGAACCTGTCATTTCTCTAATCATTATATACAAAGCTTTCTTATTAAAGTTCTCTATATTCATTCTTCTTCTAAATAATTCTAATACTGAATCCGCTACTAATATATCTTTTTGTCTACGAAATATATTAGTTAAATTATTATCCCAATAGTCTAACATTTGAGTTACAAATTCTGAGTTGAAATCATCTACTTCTGCTTGTTCACTTTCACCGAACACATTTCTTTTAAAATCTAAAGACGCTATATCATCGTGTATCTTCATCTTTTTATAATTATTATTATTATTTAAAATCAAATAATTTTTACCAACTATAGAAAAATATGAAAACGCTCTACCCTTATCTGGTTGATATTTTGGTAGTTGTATTACCATAAAGGATACTACCTCGTGTTTTACTTGTTCAAGTGGTACATCAAAATAATAGAATTTAAATGTATGAATCAAGTTCTCAGCCATCTTTATAAACGCCGCGTGTATGTGTTCTTGATAAATTCTATTTCTTATAGCAGGATTAGAAGATTCATTATATCTTATAATAGCCTCTTGAACAGGCATACCAAAATACATTTTACTTTTCTTTTTTCTTTTCTTCTTAACAACTTTAACAGGTTTTTTAATTGCGTCTATTATGGCTTGTTGTTTACTTGTTGACATTAATTTCTTCTCCTTTGACGTTATCTAATTCATTTACTATTTGTTTAATTCTTTTAAATATTGTTCCGACTTCATCATCTGCTTCAAACATACCTTTATCATCAACTTCTTTTAATTGATTTTGAACTATTTGTATTTGTTGAGTAAAATTTTCTACCCAATTCTCTAATAGTTCTGTCTTTCTGAATAAATTCCAAATTACATATCCTTCTACAAGAATAAGTAATCCTAATATTATTTCTATAATCATTACTTATCTCCAAACAATTCATTAAATAAATCTTTTGATTTTTCAGAAAGTATGTCTGGTGTTTTATCTTCTGATAAAGCTTGTTTAATATTATTTACTGATTCCGCTTCTTGCTCTTCACGTTCTTCTTTTAACTCTGGGTTTAAGATTTCACTATACTTAATATCTGAATCAGAACTAAACATATACTGTTCTTTTTCCCATCGAGTAGCTAACAAATCAGCGTTGTGTAATAGATATGGTAAGTTAGTTTTTAAATTCTTACCTTCACCGTATCCCATCAAGTAACCTTTATTAGCTTCTTCATACATACCATCAGTTAGTCTCAACGCTAGATATTCTATCTCACTCATTTTAATATCAAACTGACTTAGCAACCAAACAGCTCTATCTGTTACTGTCATATAATGTAAGTTTTCTTCATAGTTATACATCTTACCTTGATTTATCCTATGCCATTCAGATTCATTAGGTGTATAATAATCATATTCTAAATTACCTACTTTACCTAAGTCGTGATGTAATGCACAAAATATAATAGCCTCTTTATCATACTCTGATGTATGCAACCCTAACTTATCATAAGTTTCATACAACTCTAAAGCAAATCGTGTAACATTTAATATATGACAAACATAACCACCTGGAAATGCATTGTGATAATATATCACTCCACTTGCTGGTGCAAACATCATTCTATCTTTAAAAAATTCATACATTTTTAAAATGTTATCTTTACGTTTACCTTCAAACGTATTATTAATTAATTCAATTACTTCGTCCCACTTTGCTTGTAATTGTTCACCACTCATTTTCATATTTTACTCCTATTAAAAAAATTTATTTTCAATGATATCGTTTTCATATTTTACATTACTTAATCTTTTAAATAAAGGTTTGTATTTTTCAAATACTTGTCTTGGATTATCATTTTTTACCATTGCATCAATTGCTGTTAACAGTTCGTACATATCATTTGACAATATTTGTTTTTTAATGTAATCGTGACAATGAACATAGTACTCAGCCTTTTCAATTGCTTCTTTGAATACCATAAAATTATGTAGTCGAATAGCCATAGTACATTGACCTTTCCATTCTATAGTATCATCCCACGTTAACGCTTCTCTTAAATACTCTCTATCAAACTCAGTAGATACTGGTAGATGTTTAAATACTTGGTCTTTAAACGAATCGTCA